GTATGCACCTCTGCTAATCAGTTTTTTCAGTCTTGCGTATGTCATAATTATCTACTCCTTTCAAATTTCCAGTTCCTTCATGCAGACCAAATAGTCTACATTGATTGCTGTGTCTAAAATTGCCTGTTCTGTTTCTGTCAACTGTGGTTCGGGGGTGGGTTCGGGCGTATATTCCTCCCATTGCATCCCGTTCCAGCGTTTATTTTTCAAATCAAAACCCTTTTCCAACAAAATCATATTCGGTAGATTCACGATATCGGAGAGGTAACTATCAGAAATCACATATCCATTCTTGTTAATTTGTGCATATCTTTTCATCCATTCTCCCCCTCTTTACGAAAATTCAATGACGTAAATTATCCCATAACCATCACCGCACGCTTTGACGGTAGTTGCACTTGCAACATAAGCTTTTATCTTACTGCCTCTTGAATATGATATCGTACATCCTTGCAGATAACAAAATGTCTTTGTTGGATTAACAGCAGAAATAGAATATGTATCTGATTCATTAAAACCGTTATTGTTCTTTATCATTTGAATACTTTTGATTGCACCCATTCCGTTTAATTTCCCAAACACCGTTGTATTTCCGTTATCTCCAGATGTACCAATCAAATCCAACACACCCTGTACAGAAGCGTTTGCCAGTGCTTTTTCAATCAGCCCCTTCAAATCGGTATCCATATATTTTGCCAGATACTCCACGCCCTGCCAGAAGGTTGCAATATCCCTTGCATCCGCAACCGCTCCTTTCTTGCCGAAGGAGGAAACCATATCTGTCATTAAGGCGTATGCTTCATACAAATTTTGGAACAGCACCACCAGTGTGCCGTATTCATTCGAGGATTCTACAGAGCTGTTCCCTAACAGCGTTTTTGTCACATAAATTTCAAATACCTGCGTAGACAGAATCTCTGTGTTGTCCTTCCAGACGGAAATCTGCGTTTGCAGATGCCCCACCTTCGACAGAGCCTCCGCTGTCATCAGAAATTCACATCTGCCTTCTTTGGCATTCGTAATCACGCCGTCATTCCAGATTTCGCCGCCGTTTTCGGGCTTTACCATGAAGATTTTTACCTCATGCCCCGTCAAGTCCAGAGGCACGCCATTGTTGAACAGGGACACATCTAAGTATCGACTGTTGCTGTCCCCCTGCACCTCTGTGATAATGCTGTTCGGCTTCTTATTTACATCCAACTCCAGCCGATTATACGTTTTTGCCATTTTCCCACTCCTTCCAAAAAATTCGCATCAAAAAAGCACATCCGTTTCATTTTCAGATGCGCCTTTCTTGACAGAATATCTTTCTTTTGTTATCATAAGCATAAGAGAAGGATTGCCACCTTTCGCAGGGCGGCTAGTCCAAGTAGTTGGTTTTAGCCGTCTAACTTCGCAGGTTAGGCGGCTTTTTCATTATTTCTTGTTATGAAACAAGGAAATAACTCCGATGATTACTAAGCAAAAAGTAAATAACCCTTCGTATGTAACCATAAGCGTCACCTCCTTTACGGGAAGTGACTAACCGCCAGTTGGCAATCCTTCATTTATACCATACCATAAATTTCATTCTTCGACAACTACAGCCATCGCCAACGGGGCTGTATTTTTATTTTGCTGACATTCCCCGTCCAGCGGATTTCGTTTTTCCCGACCTCAAATCTCGGAAACTCCGCACCGCCATATTTGCCGTTTTGGTTGGTACTCCCTTTGAACACCTCCATCATTTCACTGTCAATGGTAATGCTTCCCTGCACGCCGTACAGGGGGAAATCCGCCCCATTGATAGTAAGCGTGATATCACCACTGCCGTAAACCGTAATCAAAGGCTCACTGTAGACTGTGCCGCTGTTGCGGATGGTGGTCGGGGCAGTCAGCTCCAAAGCATCCCCTGCGGCATTGACGCTGTATTTGAAGGGCTGTGTATCCAGAATGACCTGAAATTTCTGGAACACACGCATCATCTGAGCAATACTGATTTTGTTTGCAATCATCACACGGTAAACCTTATCCGGTTCTGTTGAAAATGTCATTTCTCCGCTGCCGACAAGCCATGCTGCGACTTCATCCAGCTTTGCACGCTTAATCAGCGCACATTCCATCGTCCTGTCATAGCTTTCATAAACGCCTTCATCTGTATGCAGAGAACCGTTTCGCCCCGCTACGGTAATGCTTTCTATCCGCCGCTCCGCACGCACCGTTTCCGGCATAGCGGTCACGATAACGCCCATTTCTCTGCTGTCAACGCCTTTGAATGTAAACCATGCCTCATGTATCATTTGTTACCACCTCTCCCTGCGCTTTGCTGTCTGCGGAGAAACTCGATCTGCTCTGCGACAACTCTCGCCTCTCTTTCGCTATTCACACTGTCGATATGCACGTTAATGTCCCCGTAGGTGTAGGTCTGAGATTTACTGATGCCGCCCGTTGCCGTTTCCACTCTGGGCGGACGTGCAACTGCGTCCATGCTGTTCTGTACCGTCCGCATCACCGATTTCATTTTATCTTTGATGCCGATTTCGTAGCCCTCCATGGAATACTCGCCGAAGCCTTCAAAAACCTTAGAGGGCGAATGAATGTCCAGTTTAGACTTCGCTTTCGCAATCGCCGCCGCTACCACTTCTGCAACTGCCTGAATTACGCCACTCCTTCCGTTCTCAATACCATCGGCAAGTCCTGCCATCATCATTTCGCCAATATTGACATATTCAACACGAAAACCCGTCATAACCTCGACAAGCCTCATTTCAAGTGCCTGCACATATTCCGTCAGAACAGGCTCCTGTGCCTGCAAAGATGCAACAATCTGTTTCATAGTTATCCCCTGCGTATTCTGGTTTGCGGTCGCAACGGCTCCGGAGACAGCACTTGCAATGTCAGTTTTACTGTCAGCTGCCATGCCCTGTGCAAAACTCTTTGCCGCTTCTGT